CATACCCGCCCGCCAAGAGGTCGCCCTCACCAAGCGCCAGTCCCGCGTCGGCCTCCCCGAGAGCCACCCCCTCTACACAAAGGGTGGCGTCTGGCACCAACTCGACGAAGAAGACAAGTACGTCGGACCCGGCACCAAGTACCCAGACGCCACCATCCACAAAGCCCTATGGCCCCAACGTGGCTTCGACCTCGAATGGCTGGCCAAGCGCGAACGTCTCAGCCCCTTCGAGTTCCACGCCCAGTACCAGCAGACGCCCTACATCCGTGGCGGCGGCATCATCAAAGACACGTACTGGACGTACTACGAACCAGAACAAACGCCCGAAACCTTCGCAAGCCTAATCATCGGCGTAGACACGGCCTTCACCAAAACATCTCGCTCGAACTACACAGTCGCCCTCGTCGCTGGCCTCAGCCAGCAAGGCGACATGTATATCCTCGAAGTATACCGTGGCCGCTGGGAAAGCCCCGAACTGAAGCGCCGCCTCGTCCACCTCAACAACCGCTGGCGCGGTAAAGGCCTACGTGGCTTCTACATCGAGGCCGTCACCTCCGGCACCATGATTATCCAAGAGCTCCGCCGGGAAAGCGGGCTCAACGTCCTGCCCTACCAGCCACGCGGCAAGGGCGACAAGGAAGCCCGCGTCCACTCCATCCTCCCCTTCCTCGAGGGTGGCCGCGTCCTCCTCCCATCCCGCGCCAAATGGCTCGACGCCTTCGTCGAAGAATGCACGGCCTTCCCCTCCGCCAAGTACGACGACCAAGTCGATGCCCTCTCCATGACCATCGACGTTCTCAGCCGTCAGCACCTCGCCCCCTTCGAGGACCAGCTCGCCTCCACTGGCCCTCTCACCACCTCGGTCTACGGCAAGTCTCTCAACGACCAGCTCAACTCCCTCAACCAAAACCAGCCCGCCCGCAAATGGTCTGGCTTCGGTATGTCCTCTTACGACGACGAGCTCTCGCGCCCCGTCAAGCACAAGCGCTAAGGACGACAGCGCCCGCCACTTAGGTCACACACACACTCATGGCTACATCATACTTCGGCGATTACCGCTCGTCCGCCAGCGAGCAATTGACAGAGACCCGGCAGATCGCTGACCTCAGCGAGCACGCCCAAGCGCTCGAGGCGAACATCGACATCAGCGACCTCCTCACAGACGAGCAGGAACGCAAGATCGTGCAGTACGTCAAATCCTGCGCCGAGATGAGCTACGCCAAAATCTCGCAGCGCTACGACGCATGGCTCGAAGCCGACCGCGCCCACGACGTTTACACGCCGCCCGACTCGACCGAGTTCCGCGAGAAGGCGGTCATGTCCGACACCCGCGCCATCGCTGACACGGTGCTCACCTACCAGATGGCCGCACTGACTGGCCGCAACCCGATGTTCATGCTCGAAGGCCTCAACCGTAAGAGCCGCAATGCGGCTCTCGTCCTCGAGCGCATCCTCCACCAGCACATGCGCCGAACAGCCGGAGAGGCCAAGCTCCTCCAAATGCTGCAAGACGGCATTCGTTATGGCTTCGCGCCCACCAAGATCGTGTGGAACGCCCGAGACAACACGAACCACATCGTCAACATCGACCCTCGCCGCTGTTTCCCAGACCCCCGCGTTCAGTGGGGCGATTGGGACCGCATGCAATTCGTGGTCAGCACCGAGTACATGTCCACCTCGGCCCTCCTCGCGTCCGGCATGTACCCCAAAATGAACAAGTACCCGGCCCTCTCCGAGAGCCGGACCTCCGTCCGCGTCGGCTGGAACAGCCACAAAAACCACAAAGAAATGATGCAGGGGCTCAACGTGGACCCCGTCTTCAACCCCACAACGCAAGACAGCTCGCTCTTCCAGCTCGGCTCCGCCCGCACCGTGGATGAAATCTGGTTCCGCGTCCAAGGCTGGGAGATCGGCCTACCGCAAGCAGGCACCGTCTACCTCACAGCCACCATCCTCGACGAAGAAGTCTGCATCCGCCTTCAGCTCAACCCCTACGGCAAACAACTGCCCTTCGTGTTCGGCTCCCTCTACCACGACAGCCACAAGACTTTCTCGCAGTCGCTTTACGACCTCTTGTTGCCCATGCACCACATCGCGACGTACCTCCTGCGCTCGCGCATCGACAACATCTCGGCCTCGATGACCAACCTCATCTTCGCCGACCCGAGCCGCATTCACATCAGCGACCTCATCGACCGCAACCCACATGGCATCGTCCGCACCCTCCCCGGCACCAACCCCGGCGAAGGCCTCTTTATCAGCCAAATCCCCGACATCACCCGTGGCCACTTCAACGACATCGCCGCCATGGCCGATCTAAAGCAGCGCGTGAGCGCCGCAAGCGACGCTCAGCAAGGCGTACCCACCAGTGACGTGCGCACAGCGACCGAAATCCAGCGCCTCACCCAGCTCGGCTCCCAGCGCCTCGGCGTTCTCAGTCGCCTGACCTCGGCCCAAACAATCCGGCCCATGGTCCGCATGATGATCGGCAACATCCAAGACAGCGTGGCCGCGAACGGACAAATCCAAGTCGCCGAAAAGTCCCTGCCCGCCAACCTCCAGTCCATCACAAACGATGGCTACCTCGACTTCAGCCCCTCCATGCTGGACGGCGACATCGACTACCTCGTGATCGACGGCTCGCTTCCGCTCGAGCCAACTCGCGATCCGAACGTGTGGATGCAGATGATACAGATCATGAACCAGACCGGGCTCAACATGGAGTTCGACATGTCTCAGATCACCGAGGAAGCCATCCGCGCCATGGGCGTCTCGGACCTCGACCGTTTCCGCATCAGTCCGCAAGAGCTCCGCCAGAACGGCCTCAGCCCCTCACAACAAATGGCCATGGCCCAAGCCGACCGTGGCGCAACGGGCAAGATACAGGAAGCCGAAAGCATCCAGCGCGACGTAGAACGCGGCAACCTCGTTTCGATGTCCCGCTAAGGACGACAGGCCCAAACCCTCTCGGCCATAGTGCGCTCACCATTAACGAACGCACAGAGCCAGCCATGAGCCTAGTCATTCGCGATCGCGGAAGAACCACAACCGTCAAGCCTCGCCGCCCTCGACCAAAGCCCGCCGGAGGCAAGGTCACGGCCAATCCCTACGTGACCGACAACAAGCCTCGGCCAAAGCTCGGCAGTAAGCCTAGCGGCAAGAAGTTCGCCGCGCCCGGCGGCTCGGCACCTAAGTCCAATCGAGTTAAGCCCAACAGCGGCAAGAAGTTCGCCGCGCCCGGCGGCTCGGCACCTAAGTCCAATCGAGTTAAGCCCAACAGCGGCAAGAAGTTCGCCGCGCCCGGCGGCTCGGCACCGTCACGCCCCAGCCGCGTCAAAGCCTCCGGCAAGCGCGGCGGCGCACGCCCCATGAGTTCAGCCCCACGCCGCCCACGCGGTCGCAGATAAGGAACCAGCCAATGCCCGGTTACATGAAGAAAGCCCCAGCCAAGAAGCCAGCCAAGGCAGGCAAAGCATCCTCCGCCCGCAAGGCAGGCGCGACGAAACCCGGTGTCATGGGCAAGAAGAAGTAAGCCCATGGCACGCGGTCTCTACGACAACATCAATGCCCGCAAGAAGGCGGGCAAGTCCCGCTCGAAGTCCAAATCGACCATCGACCCGAAGACCTACAAGGCGATGAAGTCGAAGACGGGCAAGTTCAAACCGAAGAAGAAGTGACATGGCCAAACCAGCAAAAGGCAAAGCCCGCGTTAAAGTCACCGCTTCCGGCAAGCGCGTGAGCTACGGCCAAGCGGGCAAAGCCAAGGGCGGTGGCCCTCGCGTCAAACCGGGCACCAGCAAAGGCGACGCCTATTGCGCCCGCTCGGCGGGCCAGATGAAGAAGCACTCAACCGCCGCCAAAGACCCCAACTCGCCTCTGCGCCTCAGCCGCAAACGCTGGAAGTGCTCGGGCACCAAGAGCAGGAAGTAGGACATGGCCACGAACCGTCTCGACCCCAGCAAGAACCCGGTCCTCAAGGCTCAGCTTCAGAACCTCAGCCCCAAAGAGCGCGACCTTTTCCGCACAACCCGCGACGCCCTCCACACGGAAATGGTCGCCGAGCGCGACCGCGTGACGGGTTATCTCTCCGAAGCCCGCCAGTCCATGACCGACCTCAACCAGCGTCACGACAGTCTCGAGGGCGAGATGACCCGCTTCCTCGACGACCTGACCCGCCAGCCAACTCGCGCTGCCGTGGTTAAGTACATGAAGGACATGGGCATCTACTAATGGCGCACTACACCGAGGACAATTCGCAGGGCTTCAACCCCACCCGGCCACGCGCCGAGCGTATCCGCTTTGTCAGCGAGTACACGGGCGAGCACGTTCTCGACACCTACCTCGAGCACACCGAGAAGGGTGGCCGCACGTTGCCCGATCTCATGGGCGACATCTTCAACACCAGCGGCCAGTTCAACGCGGACCTCTTCGAGTTCCGCACCTTCAATTCCCAGCTTCAAATCCGGGTCGGCATCTACAGCGACCCCAACACGGGCTGGACGGACATTCAGCCTGTGCTCCGCTCGGGCGGTATCTTCGCGACGCACACGACCTACAACCAGCTCGAGATGGTCATCGTCGGCACCAAGCTCTACATCGTCAACAGCGATGGCAACAGCTTCGCATCCGCCGCAGACTTCGAAGCCTCCCCCAACACGGACCTCCTCTTCGACACCGCAGGCGTTGCCGACACTGCCGAGCAGGTAGCCACCCAGCAGGCGGAGCTGGCCCGAGGTTACGCCGAAGCTGCCGAGCAAGACCTCGCCGACCTCCAAGCCCTCATCGACGCGTTCGAGACCCCGGTCACTGGCTCGCTGGCGCTCGCACAAGCAGCAGCCTCCTCAGCCACCACGACCAAAGGCCTCATCGACACAATCTACGCTGACATTCTCCAGATAGAGATCGACATCAACGCCAACCTCACCACCTCGGCGAACCAGATCACACAAGCGAACAACACCCTCTCCAGCGCCAACACGCTCCTTGCCTCGGCCCAATCCGTCGCCAACCAGAACACCGCCGACATCGCGGCCATCCAAACCGCCCAGCAGACGAACGCCACCCAACTGGCCTCTATCCAGACCAGCCAAACCGCGCTCGACGCTTCAGCCACCAGCATCAGCTCGACACAATCTCAGCTCACTACCGACGTGGCCACCAACACGACGAACCTCGCCAGCATCAACTCGACCCTCGGCGACGCTGGCTACCTCGCAGTCGAAGCCGCCATCAGCACGAGCATCGCCACCCTTTACGCGAACATCACCGACATCAACGATCTCGCTGACGATTTCGACGACATCGAAACCGTCACGACCATCCCGGCCTTCGCGTCCGGCGTTGCAAACCTTGGCCCCCTCACCACCCAGCTCAACGCGCTCTACGCCGTCCGCGCCGACATTGTGACCGCAGCAGCAGCCGTGGGCGATCTCGAAGACGTGCTGGTCATCGGCCCACTCATTCTCACGTAAGGAAAGACCATGCCCTCCACCCTCAGCGCAGTCGTATGGCCAGCCACTTCAGGCCTCGCCACAGGAACATGGCACACCATCCATACGGCCCTCAACGGCGCGAATGACAAGAACACGCTCATCACTGGCCTTCGCATCGTCAACGTCGCAAACGATGGCCTCTCGGTCGAGTACGACCTCGAGATCAACGGAAAATACCTCATGCGCGACGCCCACGTAAAAACCCGTGGCGCGGAAGACCTCTGCCCCGGCGGGACGACCATGGTGCTCAACAAGGGTAACACTATCCGCATCAAGGTGGGCACCTCGGACGGCATCCACGTCCACCTCGACCTAATCGAACGGACGTAACAATGACGAGATTTGGCGACAGCGCGAACGGGCCCAGCGTCCTAGACATCAGCAACATCAGCGGCGTCTCCCTTGACATTGCCACGCTGGCAGGCTTCACGACCGAGCTCAGCAACCTTGGCCCTGTCTCAGCCGAGATCGGACGCCTTGGCACTGCCGCTGCCGTAGCCGACCTCGCCCTCCTCAGCTCACAGGCCACCGTAGACGACCTCGCCGCTCTCGCCGACCTAACCAGCGAGCTCGCCCTGCTCGGCACCACCGCCATGGCTGACGCCAGCACGGGCCACATCCAAGCGCTCGCCACCTCCACAGTCGGCGCGACTTCTCAGCTTTCCATCGACGCCCTCGGCCAGCTCGTCACCGAGATCGGCCTGCTCGGCAACAACCTGACCACCCTCCAGAACTCCGCCGCCAACAGCCCGATCCAGATCAGCAACCTCAGCGACGTAACCTTCACCAACCTCCAGAACGGTGAAGCCCTCGTCTACAACAGCACCAGCGGCGATTGGGAGAATGGCGCTGTAAGCGGTGGCTCCATATCCACCAGCAACATCACCGAGGTCGCAGCCGCCACCCCAACCGCCGCAGGCGAAGTCATCCACTACGATGGCATCTCAGCGTGGACCGTAGGCAGGCTCGACTACAACGAAATCCTTAACCCGCCGAGCCTCCAACCCCTCGCCACCACTGCCGCATTCGCCGACCTTAACGAAGCGGCACCCAGTGGCACCGCTGGCGACGTAATTCACCACGACGGCAGCATATGGACGCAAGGCCAGCTCGCCAGTACCGAGCTCTCCGACACGAGCACCCTCGTCCGTAACAACGCGAGCTCGAACCTCTCGGGCGACTACTCAATCACTGGCAACCTCGATGTCAGCCAAGAAATCCGCGTCTCCACCATCGACCCCGATCCTGACGGCAACACTGGCACGCTGACCATCCTCGGCAACCTGCAAGTGGACGGCACGACCACGACGATCAACTCGGCCACTCTCACGGTCAACGACAAGAGCGTTACGCTGTCCACGCCTACCTCTGGCAACACGACATTCAGCGCCATGAACGGCGCAGGGATCGACGTTGACGCGACGGGCATGTCTACCGTTTGGACGACCAACGTCCCCGCCATCACTTACAGCACCAACAGCAGCGGCAACGCCGCAGATGCCCAAACGTGGAACATTAACCGAGGCGTAGTTGCAGAAGGATGGAGCGACGGCGCGACCTCATACGACGGCCAGCTCACGCTTAACTGCTCCGCCAACTCTCACGGCATCACGATCAAAAGTGCGCCTCATTCCGACAACGCCACCTACGAGCTGGTACTGCCTGCCACCACCACTGGCGCAGGCGGCAAAGTCCTCGCGCAGAACAGCGGCAACACGCAGCTTGAGTTTGTTGACGTTGTGAAGCCAGCCAGTGCCGCCGCGCTTGCGTCTCTGACAACCGTTGTTGACAGCACAAACGTCGACGTGCGCACCGCCAAAGATTTCCAGCAAGGCACGGCGGCGGACATTGTCGGCGGCGCTACGCTGTACAACGCGACGGCGGCAATCACGCTGACGATGGACACGACGAAGCTCGGCGTTGGCGACATTGCGACGATTTACGCGGGCAACGGCAACGTGACGATTGCGCAGGACGCCACATACCCATTCACCACGATCAAGATTGACGGCAACACGACAGCGTCAACGGGCAACCGGACCATCGCCAGCGGCTCGCTCGCGACGATTACGGTCGTGTCGAGCGGCGTCGCGGTCATTGCGGGACAGGGAGTAAGCTAATGGCCGTTGCGGCACTTATGGGCGTTGGCACTGCCGTCAAAGGCGAGGAAGTGCCAAGCCTTGATTTGAACTTCGATGGCCAGCTAAGCAGCTACAGACGAACTTCGACAAGCCCGACCGCGCCAAAGGCCAACGGCGATCAGCTCGCCACGTCCATCGTGTCGCAGAACAAGACAGGCTTGGTGCAGTCGAAGTACATGGGGCCGCACGGCAAGCTGATTAATGGCTACGTTACAAACCACATTTCGCATAGCACCGACTTTTCTACCTCGTATTACACGCACACCAACAGCCCGTCACTGACGACTGGACAAGCGGACCCGTTTGGCGGCACTTCGGCCACAACGATCAGCGATGGCAATAGCGGGAGTTTTGCGCAGGTCCGTTTCACAAGCTATCCATCAACCATTACCGAGGGAAGCTTCTCGCTATTTGTGCGGAAGGAAACAACAGCAGCCCATAATTCGATGCTTCGCTTTTGGTTTGGCACTGGCGAATACTACGACCACTTTTTCAACGCTGCGTCAGGCGCTACCGACACGACTGAAGGCGGCGCTAATACCATCAACGACCCTGACCGTTTTGCCGTGGGTGCAATCGAGGATTTAGGCGACTGGTGGCGAGTTAGTGTTTCCGTCGTCACAACTAACACCGCCATCGTGCCCGACGTGTACATTTACCCAGCGGTTAGCACTGGGTCTTTCCCGTCTGGTTATAATTCTGCGACAACTGGAGCAATCACCGTATTTGGCGCTCAGTTCGAGTTAACCGCAACGCCAAGCCAATACGTTTCCAGCACGGCCAGTCCAGCCCAAGTCCCCCGCGTCGAGTTTGACGCAAACGGCAACCCGCTCGGGCTGCTGGTGGAGGAAGCGCGGACGAACTTGCTCACGAAAAGCGCAGACCTAACTCACTCCGACTGGTCTGCCTACAACAGCGTCGGCGTCACTGGCGGCCAAGCTGACCCCGCAGGCGGAACTGGAGCGTTCCTCGTAGAGGATAAGCAGACCACCTTTGCCCACCTCCGACAAGACGTAAGCGCTACGGCTTATTCAACCTACACAGCCTCTATTTTCGTCAAGAAAACCGCAGCAGCCGCATCAGAGCTTTTGCTACGGTTCAAAGGTCTTGGCGAGACTAACGCAGACGTTAGGCTGGACACATACACCGGACAAATCGCAGGGGGGTCTGACATCGATGTGCAGGACTGCAATGGGTGGTGGCGGATTTCGACCACAACGACGCTCGGTTCTGCAACACAATTACTTTTTGTCGTCTACCCGGCCATATCCGCATCTTTTAACGGTGGGGACGCCGCCACAGCACAAACTACGGCAGGGACGCACATCGTCTATGGGCCGCAGGTCGAGCTAGGCGAAGGTTCAACCAGCTACATACCCACAGACACCACGACACTCACCCGCCCCGCAGACGACATCACGTTGTCCACGAGTTCGTTTGGGTATCTGAGTAGCACGGGAACTTCCGCTATCGACGTGACGGTCGCGTCCAAAACCGAAGGTAATAGCTACCCAAATATCTTTCAGTTTAGGGGTGCTACTGACAATGACCGAATTTTTCTGAGGTCAAATCAAGCAGCCGCGAATGGCGGGATTGTCGACACGCAGCACCGAGATGGCGGCACCGCGACTAATACAAGCGTTCTAAGCGCACCCCTAACTTGGCCGTACACCCTCAACTTCGCTATGGCCCATGAAGGGACGGGGTTGCGGAAGGCGCTGGGCGGCACGCTTCAATCGCAAATAACGCTCAACCAAGCACCATCAAACCCCCACAGCACACTAGCTCTTGGTATCTCCCCGTCAAACTCGGCACGAGTTATAAACGGCCACATACGCCGCTTCACGTACTGGCCCCGTGCGATCAACGACGCGCAGCTCAGCAAATTCACCAACCAATAAAGAAGGAACCTCTCCATGTCCGAAACGAAAGCGTGGTACGCCTCAAAGACCGTATGGACCGTCCTCGTCATGCTGCTCAGCGTGATGGCGCGGAACTTCGGTATCGACCTCGGCCCCTTCGAAGCCGAGATGTCCGACCTCATACTCGACGTGGTCGCAGTAGCAGCCGGAGCCATGGCCCTCTGGAGCCGCATCGCGGCCTCCAAGCGCCTCACCTCCTAACCGGGACGACATTCGTCCCTCGCCCAGCGTAGTCTCGCCACACCCACAAGCGCGAGACTACCATGGCCATTACTCGTCCCACTGCCGATCAACTAACCTTCCGTTCCAGCGCCAACGGCGTTCAGAACCTCGACCTTTATCTCGAGGATGCAGAACGCGGCGGGCGCAAACTCGGCGATCTCCTCTCCGACCTGTTCGACACCACGGGCCAGTTCGCCAACGACGCCTTCCAGTTCCGCGTCAACTCGACCACGCGCCAGCTCCAAGTCCGCGTCGGCACCTTCACCGATCCCGAGGACAGTTGGGCCGACCTCGCTGGCATCTTCCGCCCTCAAGGCGAATACATCGACAACAATGGCTACTCGACCATGGACGTGGTCGGCGACGGCACAGACCTCTACCTCGTCACCGATGACATCGCCATCAACGAGACCACCAACGTCTCCGAGTTCCGCTCGAGCTCCAAGACCTTCAAAATACTCATCGGCGACACAGTGGGCGCAGCCGCCAGCTACGCCACCCAAGCCGAAGACGCCCGCGACCTCGCCGACACCTATCAGGGCCAAGCGCTCACCTACCGCAACGAGGCGCAGTCCTACGCTTCCGGCACGCCCACCGATGGCACCAGCTCTGCCCTTGTCCTCCGCAACGAAGCCCAGACCGCCCGAGACAGTATCCTCAACAACTCGGCCTTCATCGCCGTCGGTAACGACCTCAACTCTGGCGCATCCAGCGTCCTAACCGCAATCGAACCCTACCTCGACGAGATCGACACGCTCATCAACGGCGTGGTCTCTGGCTCAAGCCCAACGCGCTACAACATCGACGACGTGAACTCCGTCGCCGCCAACATGCAGAACATCACCACGGTCGTCGGCCTCGACACCCGCATGGCGGATATCCTCGCATTCGAAAGCCAGATCACCGCCGTCGGCAACGACCTCGTTGGCAACAACCACATCGCCGCCGTAGCTGGCGCTTCGCAGCAAATCATTACCGTCGGCAACGACCTTGTTAGTACGAACTCACAGATCGCCGCCTTCAACGATGGCCTCTCCGCAACCATCGACGACCTCACCATCAACGGCGTCGCTCGCGGATCAGTCTTCTACGACAACACCAATCCCGGCGTCTTCGACCTCGAGGAGAGCAACAACTTCGTGTTCGACTACGCGGAATGGCCCTCGCACAATGGCGTCATCGAGTTCAAGAACGCGCACAACTGCCGCGAGATGCAGCCCTTTACCATCGCCATCAAGCAGAGCACGGCATACAACCCCACCTCGACACCTAACGCAGCAAGCCTGACCTTTGTTGGCTGGGGCGGCGCGGGCTACAATTTCAAATACCCGAACGGCGTGGCTCCGACCCTCACGGCCACAGCCTTAAACGCAGACGAGATCATCACCGTTGGCGGCTACATCCTCGACCCCAACCCCAACCAAGGCTACCTGACCGCCACCATCGTCATCGGCCATATGGTGAACGGCTAATGGCAGTCTTTAACCTCCCGGTCCTAATCCTCTCCGACCGCACGGCCCCGGTTATCAGCATCCCCCTCGGCAATTCGACCTCCATCGACGAGGATGTCAATCCGGGCAGTCTTATCGCTACTGTCCAAGACGATGGCACTGCGGTTAGCTACGCGCTGGACCCTAACACCACGACCAACCCCGGCAGCGACATTGCGTTCAACACGTCAACGGGCGACATCACGGTGGCGAACGCCCTCGATTACGAGACGACAACGACCTACACCCTCGGCATCACAGCGACCGATGCCCTCGGCAACACGAGCAACCCCCTTATATTCACCATCAACATCAACGACATCGACGAGATTGCCCCTGTCGTCACGAAGACGAACAGCTACTTCGCCTCCATCGACGAAGACAACAACAACCAGCTCATCGCCACTTTTGAAATCTCAGACAACGGCGTTCCCATCACCAGTGGCGCAACCATGTCGGCCACGCCAAACAATACAAATTTTACCCTGACCTATGACAGCGGGAACGCAGAGTGGCAGCTCAAGTCAGCAGCCAGCGGTCGGCTGGGAGGTGGCGTCGGCTCCGACCAAACATTCGTGTTCACAATCAGCTATACGGACAGCGTAAACCTCACCGGATCGGCCACTCACACGCTAACAGTGGTCGACATAGACGCGCCGACTATAACCAAGACATCCCTTCAGACTTCTGTCCCTGAAAAACCGTCCAGCAACACCGACATCGTTGAGTTTGTCGCCACTTCGGCTGACGGCAGCAACGTATCGAGCAGCCTCAGCATCAGTTATTCGCCGAATGGAACAGGCTTCAGTTCGTACATGAATGCCACGAACACAAAGAAAATCGTCCGAGTAAATGCCGGGGCATATGTGGGCGGTGGCGCAGCGGAAACAAACACGAACTTCGTTATCACAGCGACTGGCACGGTCTCAGGAAGCTCGAGCACGCTCACTCACTCCGTCGAGGTAATCGACAAGTCCACGATCACAGGCGGCACCTATATCGGTGGGCCTTCTTCTACCGAGTTGTCGAACTTTCAGAACTCAAGCATGAGCCCACTCTTCAACGCCGCCGCAAGCGATGGGACCAAACTGTACCTGTTCGATATAAATAACGGCGATAGAACGTACATACTGGAAGTAGACCTAGCTACCGGGCGCTTTGGGAACTCAGGCACCCCTTACATCAGGGATATGCCTCCGACCAATTTGTTCTCTCCGGGCGATCTCGGGACGGCCACCGCTCACAGAGACATTGCTCAGGTTTGGGTGGACAGCACCCGCTTTTGGGTCTTGTCGAAGTCAGCGACCCACAACGGGTACAACGCCCCTCTTATCTGGAGGGGGAGCAAAACCTCAACAAGTGCAGCACATTGGGATGTGCAGCGTCAGCCCGCGAACTGGACGAATAACGTGTCCAGCTCACCGGATGGCTCGTTTCTTGGACCAGATGGTAATGTGTACCTTTTCGACGGTATTGGCAGCAATAGCTCGGTGTATAGAAAACTAACGAACTACAACAACTCTAGCGCTTCCCAAGCATCGTCGAGCCTGTCGTTAAACGGCGTAGACGACGTAAGCGACGGCAATGGTGGTGTCGCCGTGTGTAGCCACTCCGGCAATGACACACTTATCTTTTTGCAAAACAGCGCGGTTAGAATTGTCGATTTTGTCGGCTCAAGCAGCAAGGTCGGTGACTTGGTCCAGACCGACGACCCAGAAAATCTTGAGGATCAAATCTCGCCAAACCCCGGCAACTTGGGTGCGTCCAGCTTTGGTGGCGTTGCTGGGAGCGGAAGTTATTTCTACATATTTAAGTTAGACGGGTCTGATTATAAACTCTACCGCTTCAACGTGAGCAACGCCCACAACAGCGAGTAACCGAGGACGACCCCAAATCTCCCTTCCGCTAACCTCCGATCATCACGATCACAGGAGCCCCCGATGGACCTCGAGAGCCGCGTCCAAAAAATCGAAGTCGAACACGTTGAAGTCCGCCGCGCTCTCCAAGAACTCAAGGCCGATCACGATGAGCTGCGCCTCATGGCAGTCGAGATCGCGGGCATAAAGAAAGACATCCAGTACGTGCTCGACGCCCAGACCAAGATGCAGGGCGCAGTCTCCAAGATCGTCTACGGCATCTTCATCGCGATAGCCGCTCAAGTTATCCAGTTCATGATGGCAGGCGGCTTCGTTCTCGGCCAATAGGGAAGCCCATGTACTCCGAAAAATTTCACGCAGTTCACGACTACATCGCCCCAGCCTTCGGCGAGGAGTTCCATCCAGCACCCGTCGAGGCACCGCAGTACGCTCACAAGTATGGCATCAAGCGCAACTGGCTCGCCAACCAGCGCAACACGGCCCTCGTCCTGCCAGCCGAGCTCGAGCACCTTCAGCCGCTCGAAGCCCTCGCCACCGCGCACGATCAAGTATGGCTGCGCATTCGAGGTGAGCACCTCCCTCAGCCCATCGCCGTCTTCGTCTACGGCATGGCCTACCTCCACAACCCGGACGTAGCTGCCTCGACCCTCCAACGCGCCATCAACGACCAGCTCCGCAACAAGACGCCCCTCGTTATCGACGGCATCATTGGCGAGCACACCCTCGCTGAAATCGACCGCCACCGCCTCGACAATCTCGTCGAGGAATACTTCGGGCACATGGTCGATTTCCACGACAACCTCGGTGACTGGTCCGAGCCCTACTTCCCACAATGGGACGACTACACGAGCGACGTTTACACCGAGGCACTACGCCTCGCTCGCGCCAGCATCCACGCGCCCTCCCCCGGCGCAGCCGCTCAGATCGAGCGGCCCGACATTCAAATTCCCGCGTTCCAGTTCATCCGCCCGAAGCGCCCAATCGACCGGGTCTTCATCCACTGCACCGCCAGCTCGCGCCCCGAGCACGACAACATCGAGACCATCCGAGGTTGGCACCTCGACCGAGGGTGGTCCGATGTTGGCTACCATTTCATGATCCACCGCAACGGCAAGATCAGCGCAGGCCGAGACATCGAGCAAACCCCTGCCGCCCAGAAGGGCCACAACACAGGCACCATCGCCGTCTCCCTGCATGGCGGACAATACGGCCAAGACGACTTCTCGCCCGAACAACGCCAAGCGCTCGTCATGTTCTGTGACGCCATCGACAACGCCTACGGTGGCAACGTTACCTTCCATGGTCACGAGGAAGTCGCCAACAAAGCCTGCCCCGTCCTCGACTACCGCACGCTTCTCCACCTCGGCACGCAGGGCCACATGCTGCGCCAGCACGCCAAGCTCGAGAACAGCCGAACCATCCGCACGGGACGAACAGGCATGGCGACCTCGACTATAGGTGCCAGTGGCCTCACGGTGGCAACCGCCCTCGAGGTGGCCAAGAACGCACGCTCGACAGCCGATGAGGTCAGCACAAACCTCGACTGGCTGTTCGCGCAACCGTTGTACGTCTGGATTATCTTCGGCGCGATCATCCTGTTTGCCGCGCACTCCCTGTACTTCGGTCGCATCAACTTCTTCCGCAAACAGGACCACGAACGCGGATACAAATAATTGGACGCACGCGAAGCCAAAGAGCTCGTCAAAGCCCTCAAGTCCCTCAAGGACAGCGCGGGCTGGAAAGACCTCACGCGTATCATGAAAGCCGAGGCCGTCGAGGCGGCGCTCAAACTCGGCGACAACCCGAACATGACGGCAAACCAAATGCACTTTTGCCGTGGAGCAATCGCCAGCACCAAGGCGTTGCTCGCCCTACCGGATGCACGCATCCACCAACTCGAAAACGAACTGGCCCTTATGGACGCTACGGCCTCCGCCAAAACCTCCCGCTAAGGCCGGACAAGGAAAACAAAAATGGCTAACGACATCGACCGCCTCGCCGAAATGGCAGGCATCCCCGCGCCTGAACAGCCAAGCGCTCCCTCCCCAACCGACAACCGCGAAGCCCTCGAAGCCTCCGCTGCCCCAAAGACCGAGGCAGACAAGGCGCAAGAGCCCGCAGCAGAACCCAGCGAGAACGAACAAATCTCTCGCATGTTCAGCATCAAGACCTCCTCCGGCAAAGAGCGCCAGCTCACCGAGGAGCAAATCGCCTCAACGCTCGACCGTTACCGCGACCTCAACTTCCGCAACATGCAGAACAAGCCCATCCTCTCCGCCGCCGAGAAACTCATGGCCGAACGCGGCATGACCCCCGACCAGATCGGTGAGGCCATGATGGCTGTGGCACAAGCGCAGGAACGTAGCCCCGAGATGGGCCAGCAAACCCAAGCGCCGAACCAACCCGGTCAGACCGAGAACCCAGCCGCAAACAACACTCAAATCAGCGATGACATGCTGAAGCGCTGGGAGGAAGAAAACTCCGCCAGCCTGCCGCCGGGTTACAGCGACATGCTCCGCCAACAGGCAAACATGGCCGCGCAATTCGGCCAGATGAACCAGATGCTTCCGCAAATCCTGCAAGCCGCTCAGGGCGTCACCCAAGCGGCCCAGCGCACTGGCCAGAACCAGAACGCCAACCAAATGCAGATGATGAACCAGCAGCTCGCCATGAACCTCGACCGTGCTCAACAGGAAGCTGGCCTCCCTGACGACGCGGCGAACGACTTCATGACGTTCATCACCGAGCGCGACCACCTCCTCGAAGAGCTGATCGACCCAGAGCTGGCCACGCGCCTTGCCCGTGACTACGCGGCAATCCGCAACCAGCCAGAGATGGAGCAGCTTCGCCGCGCCAACCAGCGCCGCCAAGCCTTCACGGGCTCAATGGGTGGCGTCGCCACTTCGGCCCCAGCTCAGCCCGACGCTCCCTCGACCATGGACAGCATGATCGACAGCGCCATGGCTCAGCGTTTCAATCAGTAAACGCAAGAGGACGACAGGCAGTACGGGCATGTGTTTTACATCCGCTCGTACTGCTTAGTCCCGGCGCTACGGCCCCATTAGGACGAGGCAGGACCACCTCGAGACGGACAATCCTCGAGCCAATCCAAAACGTAACAGCCTTAACCAATGGAGTTTATCATGGCTGCAATTCAAGGCATGCGCGGGACTGGCGAGTTTAACGTCGATTTCCGCCCTAAGAACTACCGCGAGCTCTACACTTTGCTCGAGCCCAATGGCAACGCGCCTTTAAACGCTATGCTTGCAATGGGTTCATCTTCTTCAACCAATGACCCGGAATATAAGAATTTTCGCGACGCACTCCCAGAGCGCCGCGTGACTGTGGGCACCGTAACGGGCTCGCCTTCCAGCTCCGAAGGCAGTTTCCCTGTGACTGGCGCTGATCGCAAGTTCATCGTACCGGGAACCATCCTCGTCAACTCGACCACTGGTGAAGTGATGCGAGTAAGCACTGCGGCAGCAAATGGTGCCGACACGGCTATGGATTTGGGCGTTGTTCGTAACGTCGGTGAGGGCACTGCGCTCGACCTGACCACGGCGGACGAGCTCTTCATCGCGGGCTACGCCGCGCCTGAAGGCGACACCACCCCGACTCCAATCTCGTTCGACGCGATTGCTATCAGCAACTACACGCAAATCTTCCGTACCGCATTCAGCGTGACCAACACGTTGAACGCTACTTACCTGCGTACAGGTAACAAGGAAGACGAGCAGCGCACCAAGGCGTTGAAGCTCCACATGAGCGACATCGAGCGGGCCATGATCTTCGGCAAGAAGTCCGAGGCCGATGGTGGCACCTCTCAGCCAATGCGCACCACGGGTGGCTTGTTGGAAACCATTGGCACCGTCAAGGATGCCAAGACCGACTATGCTACCAACTCGGACGGCGACGGCGTAATCACCGAGGCCGACTTTGATCTCCTGTTGATCGAAGAAATCTTCAAGTACGGCTCCAACCAGAAGATCGCGTTTGTCGGTCCTCGCGTTGCGAACCACTTGCAGCAGATCGGCAAGAACCGCTTCCAGCCTACTCAGGTTCAGGGCACCTACGGCGTCAACGTAACTCGTTACCAGACGTTCGCAGGCGACCTGCTTGTTCACCTCCACCCTCAGTTCCGGCAGTTGACCCACATGCGCGACAGCATGCTGGTCGTTGACTTCCCAGACCTCGAGTACCGCTACCTTGACGGTCGCGATACCTCGCTGCTGGAAAACCGCCAGAACAACGACGAAGACTTGGTCAAGCACGAGTACCTGACCGAGTGTGGCTTGGAGCTCAAGCAGGACTTGACCCACGCCTACATCAAAAACTGGGGCGCTCTCGCTTAATTAACGAGGACGACACCTCTACCCGCCGAATGGCAGAAGGGAGGCTGGTAATCCAGCCTCCCTTTTTTGTTGGGAAAGACAATGTCCGCAAAAAGCACCAATCGCACAATCAAGATGAAGACCTCTGAGGCCGACACAGCACCTCAGCCAAAGGCCGCGCCCGCAGTCGTTACTTTTCGCAGTGTCGGGAAAGAAAACCACGAGATCGTTATCATGGGTATCCGGGGTTTGCAGGGAGCAGACATGAAGCTCACCTTTGATGTCCCTGCGGATAAGGCCGAACGCTTCGCAAAGCACCACCATGTAGTTACCGGGCGAGTAGTCCGCCGTGGCTAACGACAGCTTCAACCCTCAACTCAGCGCCGCTGCCACCTCTCCCCTCGAGACGCTTGCGCGCCAAGCGTTGCGCCGCTACGGCGACAACGCGGCTGGCGTGGTTGAGGCTGAGGCGCTGCTCATGTTCATCGAACTCGCGAACCTCGTGGTCGATGACTTCCGCATGCACCCGTATGGCACCTCGCACGATCACCTCGTCGAGTATTACCATACCCTTCAGGATGCCCGACCCATCCCTGACAACATCATGGTGCAAGGTCTCTTGTTCCAGTACGCGCTTCAGCAAGCAGACGACCGCATGCAAGTGTACTCCGGCCAATACTTCAAGACCCTCAACACCGAGATGCTCCGCCGCAAGGACGGCGTCAAAAAGTACAGCTTCATCCCCACAGATGGC